TTACGGCAAGCGCTTTCGTGACGACGCTCTTGGGACGAGGGTGGCGAGCATCCCGCTAAATATCTTCTATCGCGATTTCGCTAAGCGCCTGAAAGAAGGCGACACGGATTTCGTGAAGCATTGGCTCAATAGTGAGCAGAACCGTCCTTATCGCACCTTTCGGGGTCAGCTTTAAATGGCAATTGCCAACTATACTGATCTCCAGAGCGCGATTGCCGGATGGCTTGCACGCGATGACCTGACGTCACGCATTCCCGACTTCGTGACGCTTGCGGAAGCAAAGTTCAATCGCGTTCTGCTTCACCCAAAGATGGAGACCAGAACCACGCTCACGGTTGATACTGGCGCTAGCAGCCCGGAATTCCTGAGCCTTCCGAGCAACTTTCAAACGATGCGGAGTGTACGGCTCAGCGGCGTGGTTGGCAAGCCGCGCCTGGGTTTCATGACGCAAACCCAGATGGATGATTATCGGTACAGCATCGACAATGTCAGCGCACAGCCGGCCTATTTCTCCGTAACGGCCGATCAGATCGAGTTGGCGCCGACGCCGAACCAAAATTTTACTGTTCAGATTGTCTACCGCGCCAACATTCCCGCGCTTGCGAGCAATTCGACCAATTGGCTTCTGACCTTGGCGCCTGATCTGTACCTTTACGGATCGCTGCTCGAGGCGGCGCCGTACATGCAGAACGACGAGCGGATTGCGGTCTGGGGTCTTGCCGTGCAGACGGTAATTGAACAGCTCAACGCCCTCGGCGAGCGCGAGAGCGCCAATTCCGGGCCTAGCACGGTCTGGCTGCCTGGAGTTACCCCCTAAATGCCGCTCCTGCCTTACGGGGCCTGGCAGCCGGACGCGTCTGATTATGAGAGCCAGACGAAGGCGCACGACATCAATAACGTTCTGCCGCGGGCGGACGGGTATGGTCCGTTCCCGGACTTCGCCATTCTCTCGCAGGCGCTTCCTGATACGTGCCGAGGGGCATTCTACGCGCTGAAGTCAGACGGTTCGGTTGCGGTCTTCGCAGGCACATCCAAGCGGCTCTACCTTGCGAACAATACCGACTATTCGTGGATTCCGGTCTCGAAGACGACGACTTGCACGATCTCGGCGGCAAGCCCTGGTGTCATCACTGAGACCGGGCACGACTCGGCTGTCAATGAGCCGAAGGTCTTCTCGAACAGCGGCGGCGCACTTCCTGCCGCGATCACGGCCGGTACAGTCTACTACGTCAAGACGGTCCTGAGCGCGAACACCTACACGATCTCTGCCACGCCGGGCGGCGCTGCGATCAACACGGCAACGACCGGGACCGGCACGCATTCGGTTACGCATCTTTATTCTACGCTGTCTGACGATGCACAGTGGCAATTCGTGCAGTTCGGCAATCTGGTTAAGGCGACGCAGAAGAATACGGTTCTGCAAACCTATACGTTGGGCACGTCGGCGGCCTTTGCCGATAATGCAGGCTCTCCACCCCAGGCGTCCTATATCTCGGTTGTCGGGCGATTTCTGGTGCTCTCCGGGCTTCTCTCCAACCCGTTCCGCATCCAGTGGTCGGCGCTGAATGATACGACGGGCTGGACGGCTGGTGTTGATCAGTCGGATTTTCAGGACTTCCCGGACGGCGGCATTGTCCGCGGTGTGGCCGGCGGCGAGTTCGGCACGGTGTTTCAGGACCAAGCCATTCGGCGGATGTCTTATATTCCCGGGTCGGATCTGATCTTCCAGATCGAGCGCATTGCGCAGGATCAGGGCCTGTTCGCGCCCTACAGCATCGTTCGGGCTGGCATCTATACATTCTTCCACTCCGCGCAGGGCTTCTTCAAGATTGCGCCTGGTGGTCTTCCCGAGCCTATCGGGCGCGAGAAGGTTGACCGCACGTTCTTTACCGACCTCGACAAGACCGAACTGCGGATGTTCATCGGCGCATCCGATCCGCGGGCAACTCGGGTGTTCTGGGCCTATAAATCGACCTCTGGAACGACGGGCGCTTACGATAAGATCATCGGGTACGACTACGTTCTCGACCGCTGGTTTCGGATCAATATGGCAGGGGAATACCTGCTAGGCCTGTCGCAGCCCGGCATTACGCTTGAAGGTCTCGACGCTCTATCGGCGTCGATCGACGCGCTGGCAGCTTCGCTGGACAGCTTCGCAGTGGCAACGCAGCCTCTGATCGCTCAGTTCTCCAGCGCTCACAAGATGGGCTTCTTCTCTGGATCAAACCTGGAAGCGACGCTGGAGACGGCAGAGCAGGGCACGGACGGCCGGCGCATCTTCGTGAACGGTTTTCGGCCGATCACCGACGCTCCGACCTTCTACGGAACGTGCTCCTATCGCGAGACGCAGCAGGACACGACGACGTCAACCACGGAGATTGCGCGCAACTCGCGGACGGGGCGCTGCGACATGCGGCGATCGACCCGGTATTCCCGGTTCAAGATCCGCGTTCCTGCCTCGACCGTCTGGACCTTTGCGGCTGGCGTTGAACCCGATGTGAAGGTTGAGGGCCTGACCTGATGGTCTACGCTCCGGGCACGCTCGAGACCGATCCGAAAAAGCAGAACATGGCGCTGCAACAGCAGGCCAGTTCGATTAAGACCAATACGGCCGACATTGCGACCAACACGGCCAACATCGCCACAAACACGGCCAACATTGCGACAAATACCGCGAACATTGCCACCAACACGGCGAACATCGCGACCAACACTTCGGACATTTCTGCGCTCAAGACACCGGGTTATGGGCTTACTTATTCCGGTGGGCTGATTGTCGGGCTTTCCAAGATCACGGCCTCTCTGGGCGCCGACGTGACTCTGAACAATACCGCCAACTATTTCGACGGGCCGAGTTGTGCGCAGGGAACCACGGGGACATGGCTAGCAATAGGACAGGTCGTTTGTGTTGACACGTCTAGCGCGGCCAGTTTCAACGCAAAACTATGGGATGGCACAACGATTATAGCAAGCGGTAGCACCACAACCGGCGGCGCAAACTTCAGAGGTCAGATTTTTTTATCAGGTTTCATTACCTCACCGGCGGCAAATATAAAAATTTCAGTCAGCGATATCCAAACGACAAATGGACTGATCAAGGCCAATACAACCGGCCTTTCAAAGGATTCGCAATTGACGGTCGTTAGAATTGCCTAATCTGATCTGCATAGATCCGGCCCGCATTGATGAGATGTGGCCGCATGTGCGGGACAAGATCAGGGCTGCGGTCGAGCGAACGGGTCTCAGCAGCTTCGCTGATATTGAAAGCGACGTTCTTGGGGGCGCTTCGCTCGTCTGGATCGCCTGGAATGGCAGCGAGATCATGGCGGCTGCGACCACGCAGCTTGTGAAGCCATACGACAAGGTTTGCGAGCTGACTGCTTGCTCTGGATATGGTCTGGCGCAGTGGCTGCCTCTCTTTAAGCAGATTGAGCAATACGCGAAGGCCGAAGGCTGCGCGAAGATGCGCATTTTCGGCAGAAAAGGATGGGAACGAGTGCTGGACGGATACCGAGTTGAGCACGTCGTTTTAGAGAAGGGCCTTTAGATGGGCGGGAAATCGACTAGTACGACCACGCAGCAGAGCGAGACCAACCCTTGGGCGCCTGCGCAGGGCACCCTCACGGGCATTCTGGGCCAGCTCAATAGCTATCTGCCGCAGACGGGCCTTACGAGCGCACAGAACAACGCGCTCAACACCATCGAGCAGAACAACGCGACGGCTGGGCAGTATAATCCAGCCATCCAGAGCTACACGTCGGATATGCTCAATGGCGGCGGCGCGCTGAACCAGCAGGGCGCGATCAACAATGCCTATCAGCAGTATTACAACCAGACCAATCCGCTCGCCTCAAACACGAACTATAACCCGTATGACACGGCCGGATTCAAGGATGCAGTCAACACGCTGACCTCGGACATCACCAACGGCGTCAACAGCAAGTTCGCAGCGGCGGGCCGTGACTTCTCTGGCTCGAACTCGCAGGCGCTCGGTCGCGGCATCACGCAGGGCATCGCCCCGACGATCATGGCGCAGTACAATCAGAACGTCCAGAACCAGCAG